AGTTCAACTGAAGCTACAATCTCACTTGGTGAGAGAATGGGTTTAACTGGTGGTACAAACTTAACATCTGCTATTACAGGTGATAATATTAATATTACACTAAACTCAACAGTAACAGGTTTAACAAGTGTACAAACAGAAACACTTACAAATGCTTCAGGTAATTTACTAGTAAGTAGTGCTACAAATATAACAGAGTTTAGAGGTGATGGTTCTTCAACTGAAGGACAGATACAATTAAATTGCCATGCAAATAGCCATGGTCAAATTTTAAAGGCACAACCTCATAGTGAGAGTGTTACAAATACCATGTTATTACCAAAAGGTGGCAACTCAACTTTAGTTTCAGAGATTGCAACGCAAACTCTAACAAACAAAACAATTGACGCAAGTAATAACACATTATCTAATATTACAAATTCTATGTTGTCAGGTAGTGCAGGAATTACAAATGCTAATTTAGCAAATTCTTCATTTACTATTGCTGATGATTCATCAACTACTACAACAATTGGTTTAGGTGAAACTTTAAAAATTGCAGGTTCAGGAATTACAACATCAATTTCTGGTGATACGATTACTTTAACAGGCGCTTCATTAAGTTATTCAAAAGGCACAGCTACAGGTGATGGTTCAACCACGGCATTTACAATAAATAGTGGTAGAGCTGTTGATGATATTTTAGTTTTTGTAAATGGTGTTTGTTTGGTCCCGACAGATGACTATACAGTTTCAGGAACAACTTTAACCTTTGCTACGGCTCCAGCGTCATCAGCAGAGATAACATTTAGGTATTTACCAATATAGGATAAAAAATGGGTAGTATAACAAGAAGTTTTGCAAATAATATTTTAACAAGTGGAAACTTTGACGCTTCTGCTTTGTCAGGAACACTTCCGGCAATTAGTGGTGCAAACTTAACTGGACTTGACGCCGTTCAGGTAGCTAGTGCTACTGGAGGAGGAACAACAGTACAAGATTTTAACAGTTGTTTTTCTAGTACATATAATTTTTATTTAATTTTAGCTAATATAAAAATGAGTGCAGATAGTAATGTTAGTGTAAGATTTCAAAACTCATCAAATACAGAATTAAGTGATGGTGTATATTATTATCAAGGTGGTGGAAGACATAATGCTGCTGGTACAACAACTATAAAATCAGTACAAGGTTTTGGTCAAAATAGAATTGATACTGCTGAATCTATACAAGGAAATAATCCTTTTGGTTTTTATGAATTATTAATAGGTGATCCTTTTTCAAATACAAAAACTAATTATCATTTAAGGTATCATTGCCAAGACGCTGCTTCTAGTTTGAGAACAGTTTATCTTTCTGGTGTATATGACACCAATGTAAGCATGGCTGGAATTAGATTTAACAGTAGTAATGGTAACATTGATAGTACATCAACATTTAAAATATACGGATTAAAATAATGTCAAACGAAAATAAAAAATTTAGTTGGTCACCAGAAAATCCAAACGGTATTCTGGTAGATATGACAGCTGATGAGATTGCTCAAAGAAATGCAGATTTAGCTGCAATGCCAACTGCTTTAGATAAAGCTATGACAGATTTAAGAGCTAAAAGAGATAGTTTACTTGCAGAAACAGATTACCTTGCCTTATCTGACCAGACATTATCTAGTGATATGACGACTTATAGACAAAATTTAAGAGATATTACAAATGGTCTTGACACCGTTGAAAAAGTAAACAATGTAACATGGCCTACGAAACCATAGGAAACTTGTATAAATAGTATAAAAGGAAAAAGAGAAAAAATATGCCGGCGATTATAACAAACAAATTTAGAAGACACAACGCTCAGCAATTCGTTGAATCTTTCAGCGAAACAGCAAATACTGTCTATTATATGGGTTTAGGTCGTCCTCAAGCGTATGCTACATCTACAAGAGGTGATAGTAGAACAGATAATGAGGGAACAGACACTACACCTTTAACACCAGTTGATTCAATCGGAGATGAGTTTTATTACTTTGACGATTTATTAGCTGCAAAAAGAATTACAAGCTCAGATGTTTCTTTTGCAATACCAAGAAGAAACTGGACAACAGGTACAGTTTACGATTATTACAGACATGATTACGGCAATAGAATTACAGGCACAACAACTACTCAGTCGGCGAATAGTGGTGCTACTAATTTATTTGACGCAACTTTCTATGTGCTAAACAGTAACAACAATGTTTATAAATGTTTAGATAATAATGGTAATGCAAACTCAACTGTTGAACCAACAGGAACATCAACATCTATTTTAACAACAGGTGATGGTTACAAATGGAAATATATGTATTCATTATCTGCTTCACAACAAGTTAATTTTTTATCAACTGACTTTATGGCAATTGCAACAGACTCAACTGTTTCAGCGGCTGCAACAGACGGTGCAGTTAACATTGTAAAAATTAAAACTGCTGGTTCAGGCGGTGCAGACGGCACACATACAGGTGTTGCAATTAGAGGTGACGGTTCAAGTGGCGAATGTTCAGTTACAGTTTCATCTGGTGCAGTAACAGCCGTTACAGTTACCAATGTAGGTTCAGGTTACACTTATGCTTATATTAGAGTTGCAGACATTGTAGCTGCAGGTGCGACAAGTTTAACAGGTACAGAATTAGATTGTATTATCGAACCAAAAGGCGGTCACGGATTTAATGCAGTAGATGAGTTAGGTGGTTTCTTTGTAATGACAAACACTAACTTTGAAGGTGCAGAAACATCAGCTTCAGGTGACTTTACAACATCAAACGATTTTAGACGAGTATGTATCATTAAGGATCCAGACTCAGGAGGTTCAGCGGCAACAGCTACAACACTTAGAGGTGTTAAAGCAATTTTAACAGCTGCAGGTTCAGGTAGTTTTACCGTTGATGAAAAAATTACTCAGGCAACAACTGGTGCCGTAGGTAAAGTTGTTGAACACGACACATCAAATAACATTTTATATTATATGCAAACTAGATTTAATAATGCAGGACTTGACAGTAACGGTAACCTAACAGCATTCTCAGGTGCAAACACAATTACAGGTGCAGACTCAGGAGTAACAAGAACACCATCAACTTCTACAAGCACAGTTGACAATGTTTCATTTACTTCAGGTTATGCAACTGCTGAATTGGATGCTGATAGTGGTGATGTTATCTACGCAGAAAACAGAGCGCCAATTACAAGAGCTTCAGACCAAACAGAAAATGTTAAACTAGTTATTGAATTTTAAGAGGGAAATAAATGCCAAGTCCAACTGACTTTAACCTCACGCCTTATTATGATGACTTTACAGAGTCAAAGAAGTTCCATAGAGTTCTTTTTAGGCCGTCATTTGCAGTACAGGCGAGAGAGTTAACACAATCACAAACGATTTTACAAAATCAAGTTGAAAGACTATCTGACCACATTTTTGAAAAAGGTGCGTTAGTAATTCCTGGTGAAATCGGTTATGATTTAAATTATTATGCTGTAAAACTTTCGGCAAAATCTGTTTCTACAATTTCATCTTACATTGGTGTAACTTTGACAGGTGCAACTTCAGGCGTTGTTGCTACTTGTGTAAATGCAGTTGCAACAGACGGTACAGACCCGGACACATTATTTGTAAAATACACAAAAACTGGTACTAACAATACAGATTTAGTATTTGCTGATGGCGAAACTTTAAATTGTACTATTGATAGTGCAGCTGCTACAGCAACGGTTGACACAACTGCTACAGGTGCGGCTGCTGAAATACAAGAAGGTGTTTACTACATCAATGGTTTTCATGTGCAAGTTTCTAATCAAAGATTAATTCTTGACAAATACACTAATACACCATCATACAGAGTTGGTTTATCAATAACAGAATCATTTGTAACACCAAATGACGATTCAAGTTTAAATGATAATGCAGCCGGCACTTCAAATGTAAACGCTCCCGGCGCTCATAGATTTAAAATTAATTTAACATTAGCTAAGAAAACTTTAACAAGTACCGAAGATTCAAATTTTATTGAGTTATTAAGACTATCTGAAGGTATTATACAAAACCAAGTTAGAACAACTGAGTATGCTATTTTAGAAGATACAATGGCTCGTAGAACATTTGACGAGTCGGGTGATTATGCAGTAAGAGGTTTTGATTTAGATTTAAGAGAACATTTAATTTCTGGTACAAATAGAGGTATCTATACATCAGGTAACGGCGGTTTAGAAAGTAAGATTGCAGCTGGTATTTCTCCAGGTAAAGCATATGTTAGAGGTTTTGAAATTGAAACAATTGGTACTTCATTTGTTGATGTATTAAAAGCAAGAGATTTTGATACTCAAAATAACTTTAATACTAGATTTGATTTAGGTAACTTTGTAAATGTTACAAATGTTTTTGGTTCACCTGATATTGGATTTGTTTCTGGTCGAGTTGAAGCATTTAAAAGAGTTAATCTTTACATGGAGGCAACTTCAAGTAGAGGTACAGAAAATAATGGCTCAGGCGCTTCTTTAAATACAATTGGTCGTGCTAAGTCAAGAGGTTTTGAATATAGTTCAGGCACAGCTTCATCAAATGTTTTTGCTGACGCAAGTTTAAATAGTGCAGTTTATAAACACTACTTATTTGATATTAACATTTTTACACATTTAAATATTACTACTGACCAATCTTTTACTACAGGTGAAATAGTAACAGGCGGTACTTCAGGCGCAACAGGTATTGTTGAATCAATTTCAACAACTACAAATGTAGCAATTACAAATGTTACAAATGCAGATAATCCTGGAGTTGTTTCAGTATTTACAGCTTCTGGTCATAATCTTAGAGAAGGCCAACAAGTTACATTTGAAAATGCAGGTTTTCAAGTTGACTCATCAGCCATTACAGACAATACAGTTTTCACAGTTAGAAATGTAACAACAAATACTTTTGAATTATATAATTCAAATGGCACAGATATTGCCAATGTTACATCATATTCTTCAGGTGGTATTGTAAGACATGGTCTTGTTGTAGTATCAAATGTCAATGGTACATTTAGTGCTGGTGAAACAATTACAGGTGGAACATCAAGTAATACTGCCATAATTCAAGAGGACTCTGTTGGTATGAAAGGTGTTAGAGAGTTTGACATATCATCTGTTAAACAAATTGGCCAAGCAGGTTCACCAACATATACAGCAGATACTTCGTTAGATACAACTAGTGGTGAAAACTTATTAATTAGTGGAACAATTAGTGTATCTTCAGGTGCAGCTGCTGTTACAGGTTTTGGTACAAGATTTAATGATGAATTAAAAATCGGAGATTCTGTTTCATTTACAAATGATAATGGCACAACAGAAACAAAAATTATTGAAGCAATTATTTCTAATACAGAGTTAACTTTAGAAAGTAACGCTTCTGCTAATTCTACAAAAACTGCTCTTACAAGAAGACGAGCAAAATTACAAGAACCAAATAAAAATATTTCTATATTTAAATTACCTTATGATACAGTTAAAACATTAAAAACTACAAACAACTCAGGTGTTACAGATACAAACTTTGCAGTAAGAAGACACTTTACAGGTACATTATCATCAAATGGTGATGTAACAATAACTGCTGGCACTAACGAAACATTTAGTTCATTATTAGAAAAAGATTTTACTGTATCAATCATTGATGATACAGGTTCAGGTAGTGAAGGTTCAAATGGTGATGTTTTAAGTTTGACTGGTAATAACCATGAAGGTGACGCTATCTTTTCATTAGGTGGTTCTCCTACAGGTAAGACATTAACACTTGACTTTGGCGCTAACTATGCTGGCCATGAAGTTAAAATTTTGGCAACAGTAAGTAGAAGTGTTGCAGGTTCAAAGACAAAAACATTAAACGAAGACCAAACAGTTGCAATATCAACACAATCTACTATTGAAAGTGGTGTAATTGGTTTAGGTAAGGCTGATGTTTTTGCATTAAATAAAGTTTACATGGCACCTGACTTTAGTACAGCTGCTACGACATCACATACAGATATTACAGATAGATTTAATTTAGACACAGGTCAAAGAGATAACTTTTATGACATTGGTAGAATTGTATTAAAAAATGGTGAATTAACACCAACAGGTAGATTACTTATAGATTTTGATTTCTTCTCTCACGGTTCAGGAGATTACTTTGATGTAGACTCTTATTCAGGTGTTGTTAACTATGAAGACATTCCAAAATATGTTTCTGATACAACAGGTAGAGAATATGAATTAAGAGATGTATTAGATTTTAGACCAAGAGTTGATGACGCAAGCACAATTAATTCTGGTGGCCAAGATAGAAGTTTTGATGGTACAGGTGCTTCAACAGTAGATATAGTTAAATTCAATACAGATGTTTCGTCTGATTTTGAATACTATATGCCAAGAATTTCGAAAATCTTTTTAGATAAAGAAGGTAACTTTAAAGTAGTTGACGGTGCAAGTTCACTTGACCCACAAGTTCCTAAAATGTTAGAAGGCGCAATGCACCTTTACACATTAGAAATACCTGCTTACACATTATCAACTGAAGATATTACAATTACAAGAGTTGATAATAGAAGATTTACAATGAGAGATATTGGTAAGTTAGAAGGCAGAATTGAAAACTTAGAATATTACACTCAACTTTCTTTATTAGAACAGGCTGCTCAAAATTTACAAATACAAGACGCAGATGGTTTTGATAGATTTAAAAACGGATTTATTGTAGATAACTTTACAGGACACAATATTGGTGATGTAGGTAATGTTAATTACAAAGCTGCGATTGATATGGCAGCTGGTGAGTTGAGACCTACATTTAACGAGGACGCTGTTCAACTAATCGAAAGAGATGATGACGGCACAGCAATTGTAGCCGCTGATAGAACGGCCGCTAATTATCAAAAAACTGGCGATTTAATTACTTTACCTTACACAGAGGCAACTTTAGTTGACCAACCATTTGCTAGTAAATCAGTTAATGTAAACCCATTTGATGTATTTACTTGGTCAGGTAACATTGAGTTAACACCTCCTACAGATGAGTGGAAAGAAACAGAAAGAGCTCCTGAGTTAGTAATTAATAATCAAGGTGGTTTTGATACATTAGTTTCAGGTTTAGGCAATGCAGCTATGAATGGTGTAGAAATTGGAACAATCTGGAATGATTGGCAAGATTTTTGGTCAGGTTCAACAAGAGATGTTAGTAGTAGAGATATTTCTGGAAACATAAGAAGTGGTAGACGAGTCTTTAGAAGAACAGAAATAGAAACTACTCAAACTGTATCACAAACAAGAACAGGTTTAAGACAAAGATTAGTGCCACAAGTTGTTAGAAATTCAATTGGTGACAGAGTTGTAAATGTTGCATTTGTTCCTTTTATAAGAAGTAGAACAATTACATTTGACGCAACAAGAATGAAACCAAATACAAGAGTTTATGCTTTCTTTGATAATATTGATATTTCAACATATATTACTCCAAGTGGTGGTTCATTAGGTGGTAACATTGTAACAGACGCTTCAGGTGCTGTATCAGGTACTTTTGCAATTCCTGACCCAACAAATAATTCAAATCCTAGATGGAGAACAGGTGAAAGAGTATTTAGACTTACAAGTTCATCAACAGATGATAGAACAAGTGATGTAGAAACTTCAGCAGAAGCTGACTATATTGCTAGAGGTATTTTAGAAACTGTACAAGAAACAATTATTTCAACTAGAGAACCAAGACTTGTAAGAGAAGCTACAAACGAACAAAGAACAATTACAAGAACATCAACAAGACAATCAACTAGAACAGTTGGTTGGGTTGACCCATTAGCACAAACTTTCTTAATTGATGATGAAGGTGGTGTATTCTTAACATCTATTGATTTATTCTTTAAAACAAAAGATAGTAATATTCCTGTTACTATACAAATTAGAGATGTTGTAAATGGTTATCCTGGGAAAAAGATTTTACCTTTCTCTGAAAAAACTTTAAATCCAAGTTCAGTAAATATTACAGATGACGCTTCAACAGCAACAACATTTACTTTTGACTCGCCTGTTTATTTACAAGAAAATACAGAATATTGTTTTGTAGTTCTTGCTAACTCAAATGAATATACAGCATATGTTGGTAGATTAGGCGAAACAGTAATTGGTTCAGATAGAACAATCTCACAACAGCCATATGCTGGTGTTATGTTTAAATCACAAAACGGTTCAACATGGACAGCTGAACAAAACGAAGATATTAAATTTAAAATGAAAAGAGCTGAGTTTAGTAATGTTACAGGTACAGTTACATTAACTAATGATACTTTACCAACAAGAGCAATAAAAACAAATGGTTTAAGAACAACAAACGCTTCAGGTGTAATTAGAGTTTTCCATCCAAACCATGGTATGCACGGCACATCAAATAATGTTACAATTGCAGGTGTAGCTTCAGGTACATACAATGGTATTGCACACTCAGATATTAACGGAACATATACAAGTATTTCAAATGTAACTTTAGATAGTTACGATATTACAACAACAGGAACAGCTACAGCCACAGGTGATGTTGGTGGTTCAACTGTTACAGCAACACAAAATAGAGTTTATGATGTATTAAATTTAAGTTTAGCAACTATGACAGTTCCAGGTACAGCAATTGGTTACACAATGAGACCTACAACTGGTCAATCAATTCATGGTTCTGAATCAGAATTTAGTTTGACATCTTCATCAAACGCAGTTTCAGTTATTGCTAATGATAATATTTACTTTACATCACCTCAAATAGTTGCTAGTGAAATTAATGAAACAAATGAAATGTCAGGTAACAAGTCATTGTTTGTTAACTTATCTTTAACAACAACAAATACAAAACTTTCACCTGTATTAGACACTCAAAGAATTAGTGCTTTCTGTGTACAAAACAGATTAAATCAACCTACAAGTTCAAACACCCCTAGTTTTGTTGATGATGAAGCTTCAACAGGAAACTCATCAGCTGCTATGTACATAACAAGACCTATTAACTTAGATAATTTATCAACAGCACTAGATGTTAGATTAACTCAAAATGTTCGTTCATCTTCTAGTGTAAGAGTTTATTTTCGTGTATCTTCTTCCGAAGAAGTTAGAAACATTGAAGATTTAAATTGGACACCATTTAATTCAGATGGTAGCGAAGATACAACAGTAACACCTGCTGAAGATAATGAAACATTTAAAGAATATCAATATAGTGCTAGTGGTATTTCGGAGTTTACATCATTCCAACTTAAAATTGTGATGAAAGGGTCTGTATCATCATATCCACCTAGAATTAGAGATTTAAGAGGAATTGCATTGGCTGTATAATGAGTAGATTTTTAAAAGTTGAAGGTCATACAAGTTTAGTTAGAGATACTGACACTAACGCTATTGTAAATACAAATGTAAGTGAGTATCAAATTTATATGCAAAGAGTTAGAAGTAGAGAAAAACAAGGTGACCAAATTAGAAGTGCAGTAAAAGAAATAAATACTTTAAAGACTGAATTAAGAGAAATAAAAAATTTATTAAAGGAAATTGTAAAATAAAATGACAGTAAGAAGTGTAGCAATAACAAATACTTTAGAAGGTTTTAGAACAACCTTTAATAGTTTAGGCACAGATGTAGGTAGTTTATCATCTTTAGGCACTACTGATAAAACATCTATTGTTGCGGCTATTAACGAAGTAAATTCAGCAGTTACAACTGCCTTTACAATTGCAGACGACACTTCAACTACCCAACAAATTAATTCAGGTGATGTTTTTACAATATCATCAGGTAGTAATATAACTGCTACTGTATCAGCGACAGACACTATGACTGTAGCGCTAAATAGTACAGTAACAGGTTTAACAAGTTTAACTGCCACAACATTAACTGATGGTACTTTGTCAATTAATAGTGGTTCAATTTCAAGTGCTGTAAATGTTACAGCTTCAGGAACAGTTGAAGGTAATGTAATTACTGAAAATTCTGTCAGAATTGCAACCAGACCTTTTGCTATTGCTCAATCAATTGCATTAGGATAATATTATAAATAGTATAAATAGAAGTATAAATAATAGGAAGAAACCATGGCAAACGATTTTAAAAGATTTGTAGTAAATAACGCAACCACTAGTACAGGCGCTAGTGCTGACGCTTTATACTCAACTCCTGCTGGTGCTGGTTCATCTGCTTTAGAAAGTATTATTATTGGAATTACCTTATCTAACACAACTACAACTGGTGTTACAGCTAGTGTATTTTTAGATGGTTTTGACGGAACAGATGTTCATATAATTAAAAATGCAACAATCCCCGCCGGCTCCTCATTGGAAATTATGGCCGGAAATAAAATTGTTGTACAAAATAATGGTTCAGCTGGAGATGTAATTAGAGTATCGGCAAGCACAGGTTCATCACTTGACGCTGTATTATCGGTGCTTGAAGATGTTTAATAAAAAGTAGTAAGAGAGGAAATAAATGCCTTATATCGGAAAAAACCCTTCTAATTTTAGAAGAAGTTTAACAGAAAAAGATACATTTACTGGTGACGGTTCAACTACTACTTTTGACACAACAAGTAATATACCTGGCGGCTCAGCAAATGATGTTCAAATTTATGTTGGAACAACAGTTCAGATTCCAGGAACAGATTATACAATAGGTTTAGACGGCTCTAATAGATTAAGAAGAATTACTTTTACATCAGCGCCTGCTGATAGTTCAACAATTACAGTTTTAAATCCTGGTATTAGAGATACACAAATTACAACAGTTTCAGATGGTGCTATTACATCAGCTAAAATCGCTGACGGCGCAATTGTTAACGCAGATGTTAACGCTTCGGCTGCAATTGCTGATACTAAATTAGCTACAATTTCTACAGCAGGTAAAGTCAATGTAAATGCTTTAAGTGCTCCAGGTTCTGCTTCAGTATTTTTAGCAGGCGATGGTTCATTTACTGCTATTGATACATCACAACAAGATACAAACGCATTTAATATTTCACTTTTAGGTTTTAAAATGGCTGTCAATGATGGCCTTACAGTTTTTAATTTAGTAGATGGTATCGTAGATGAATTTAATGACGAATCAGGAACAGACGAGGGCGAAGGTTCAAATGATTACTATTGTGGCACAAATGACTTTTATCAAAATATAACTTTTGGTTCACCATCGCCAAGAAGTGCTGGGTTTTCAACTACAGCAATAACAGAACCAGATACTTCAACAGCGCAGACAAATCCAGAAACAGGTTCAGGAACATATGGTGCGTACACAGTTCCATCTGGTATGACTACAGCAACTATTAAAGTATGGGGTGCAGGTGGTTCAGGTGGTTTTGGTGCTCCAGGTTCTCCAACAGGCGGCGGCGGAGGTTTTGCTGAAGGTGAAGCAACAGTATCTCCCGGCCAATCACTTGAAGTTATTGTAGGTGAAGGTGCAGGCGGTCAAGGAGACGGCCACCCTAACGGACAAAATGAAGGTGGTGGAATGGGTGGAGTTCATCCAAGTCAAAATCCAGGAAATACGGCCAAAGGCGGAGGCGGAGGAACCTATGCCTCAGGTGGTGGTTTATCAGCTGTTACAAACGGACCAAGTTTACCTCAAGCAGCTACACCAAATTTATTAATTGTTGCAGGTTCAGGTGGCGGCGGTGGCGGTCACAATAATGCACAATCATCCGGCGGTAGAGGTGGCGGCTCTAGTGGTACAAGTGGTACAGGAAATAATGGAGGCGGCGGAGGCAGCCAATCAGGCGGTGGCTCGTCAGGTGGCGGTCAAGCCGGAGGATTTTTATACGGCGGAAACGGAGACGGTCCAGGTGGCGGCGGTGGCGGCGCAGGATTTTATGGCGGCGGTGGCGGCCAAACAACATCAGGTGAACACGCTGGTGGAGGCGGAGGTTCATCATACACAGGAAATCCTTTAATGTCTGGTGGTACAACTTCACAAGCAAGTGGATCAGGTAGTGGTGGTTCAGGTGAACCAGCCTATCCAGGTTTACCAAGTCCATCTTACGGAAATTTAGGTCAAGGTGGTGAAGGTTCGAGTCCTAGTGGTGGTAATGGAGAATCAGGCGGCGACGGTTATGTTTTAATCACAGGTACATCTCAACCTACTTCAACAGCCTCAACAACAATTGTATCTGATACATTTACGGCTTCTAGTGTGCCTACATCAAGTAGAATAGTTGTATTTGAGGAAGATGTTGATTCACCAACTTTAAATACAGATATTATTGCCTCTATCAGTAGAGATGGAGGATCAAACTTTACAAATGCTACATTATCAGATTCAGGTTATGTAACAGGTACAAGTGGTCAAAGAATTTTAACAGGACAGGCAACAATTTCAGGTCAACCATCAGGACAATCAATGAGATGGAAACTGGCATTAGCAAACAATCAAGTTAAAATTCACGGTGTATCATTACAATGGAGTTAATAAATAGTAATAGGAAATAAAAATGGCATTAACTAAAATTACAAAAGGCGCAATAGCAGACGGAGCAGTAGATAGTTCTAAAATTGAAGACGGTTCTATTGTAAATGCTGATGTTTCACCTAGTGCAGCTATAGCCTCTGGCAAACTTACAGTAGATACTTCAGTTATTGAAGCTGATGTAGAAAAAAACGCTTTTAATATTTCACTTTTAGGTTTTAAAATGGCTGTTAATGACGGCTTGACTGTATTTAATTTAGTTGATGGTGTTGTTGACGAATTCCATGATGAATCAGGCACAGACGAGGCTGAAGGTTCAAATGACACTTACTGTGCAACAAGTGATAACTATGTTAATCAAACCACTACTACTACTAATTATTCTGCTGGTTTTGCTATTGCTTCAGTAACAGAACCAGATACTTCAACAGCAGGTACAAATCCAACTTACGGCGCTGGTACTTTTGGAACATTTACAGTTCCATCTGGTATGACCTCATCAACTATTCAAGTATGGGGTGCAGGTGGCGGCGGAAGTAATGATAGTCCAGCAAATGACGGTGGCGGCGGTGGAGGTTACGGTAAAGGTGATTTAGCCGTTACTCCAGGTCAGGCTTTAAGAGTTTCAGCAGGAGAAGGTGGTGCTTATGACTCATCTCCAACACCATCAAATGGTACTAGAGCACTTGCAGGCGGCGGTGACTCAGAATCACCAACAGGTGCTGCTGGAGGCGGTGGTCTATCAGGAGTATTTACATCTGATTATCCAGGATTATCTTCAGCTCCTCAAGCATACATTGTTGCAGGTTCAGGAGGCGGTGGTGCTTTCGACCAATATGGAGGCGCTGGCGGCGGTAATACAGGTCACGCAGCTGGTACAAACTCAGCACAACAAAGTCAAAATAGTGGCGGTGGCGGTGGAGGCAGCCAATCAGGCGGCGGAAATTCTAGTGCTCAAGGAGGTTCACTATTTCAAGGCGGTAATGCAGGTAGCAATGCTACAGGCGGTGGCGGTGCAGGATTTTATGGCGGCGGTGGCGGCCACAAACCAGGTGACCACAGAGCAGGCGGTGGCGGTTCAGGTTATGACGGTCATCCACAAATAACAAATAATACAAAATTAACAGGTGAATACTTCGGCGCTGCTGGTACATCACAACCAGGTTATGTTGCAGGTACAAGTGAAGGAGCGCCACACAGTTCAGAACAACATGGTGAAGACGGTTATGTTTTAATTACAGGAAGTGTTTCAAGCTCTGCTACAGCCTCAACAACAATTGTATCAAATGCCTTTGCAGCTTCAAGTGCAGTTACAACTTCTCGTATTGTTGTATTTGAGGAAGATGTTGACACACCTACTTTAAATACTGATATTATTGCAAGTATTTCCAGAGATGGTGGTAGTACATTTACAACTGCTACTTTAAGTGATAGTGGTTATGTAACAGGTTCATCAGGACAAAGAATTTTAACAGGTCAAGCTACAGTTTCAGGACAACCATCAGGCCAGTCTATGAGATGGAAGTTAGCATTGGCTAATAACGCAGTTAAGATACATGGCGTATCTTTACAATGGAGTTAAGAAAATGGCAGTTGAAAGAATTACAAAAGTAGGAACAAGACCTCAAGCAGGCGCTAAAATTAAAATTGTTTCTGGACCAAAAAAAGACACAAATCAAATTCAATTAGACGCTGACCAAAATAATGTTTTTGACCCTAATGCTGACGGCGAAACAAGGTCAGTAGATAAAACAACTGGTTATTTTGGTAAAACAATTGCACAGTTGGGAGAATAGGTAATTAAATGGCATACATAGGCAGAGAACCACAATACGGGTCGTTTGAAAGACAATCAATAACACCTGATGGTTCAACTACAACATTTACTTTAACTTATACAGTTGGTTCAACTAGTTCAATATTAGTTGTTGCTTCTGGTGTTGTACAAGAGCCTTCATCTGCTTATAATCTCGCAAATGGCGGAACACAAATTACATTTACAGAGGCACCAGCCTCAGGCGAAACAGTTTATATTATTTACCTAGGAACAGGTTATGACACAGCTATCGTAGGTGACGCTACATTTACATCAATGCCTGAATTAGCTGAAAGAGCAAATAGTTCAGATAGATTTATAGTTTATGATGTATCAGCTGGTCAAGTAAAATATATTACAACAAATAATATTGTAAAAGCTACAGTAACTAGAACAGCGACAGGTGATGGTTCAACTGTTGCATTTACAGTAACAAGTGGCGTATCAGTTGATAATGTGTTGGTTACTGAAAACGGAGTTTTACAACAGCCTACAACAGACTATACAGTTTCCGGAACAACATTAACCTTTGGCACAGCTCCGGCGGCAGGCGTAAGAATACAAATTAGAGAGTTACCGGCATAAGGAGATAAATAGTAATATGACAACTAAAATTACAGACGCAAATTTAAATTCAACTGAATTAGAAAACGCAAATTTTAATATTTCCTTATTAGGTTTTAAAATGGCGGTAAACGATGGATTAACAATATTTAATCTTGTTGATGGTGTTGTAGATGAATTCCATGATGAATCAGGCACAGACGAGGCTGAAGGTTCTAACGATAATTATTGTGCTTCAAGTGATTTATACCAAAATACAACAGCAGGCGCTCCTTATTCAGCTGGTTTTGGTATTACAAGTATTACTGAACCGGATACATCTACTGCTCAAGCTAATCCAGCAGAAGGCTCTGGCACTTTTGGAACTTATACTGTTCCGGCAAATACATCTTCAATAAATTTTAAGCTTTGGGGGTCAGGAGGCGGTGGCGCTACAACAGACCAAGGCGGCGGTGGAGGATTTGTTACTGGAGATTTATCTGTATCAGGTGAACAAGTTGTTTATGTCGGTGTTGGCGAAGGCGGTGTTAACTATCAACCAGGTTCATATTCTGGTGTAACTGCCGGTGGTTTTTTAGGTGGTGGCTCAAGAGCGAACAATAACGGAATTACAGGCGGCGGTATGTCTATTTTGGCAAATAATACTGCTCCGAACTTTACTGCTCCACAACCTGCTCCTGCAACAACTCCAGGAATTTATGCTATCGGTGGTGCCGGTGGTGGTGCTGGTGAAGAAGGTGGCCGAGGCGGCGGCGGCGGAGGACTAATAGGTGGTACTTATGGTCAGTCAGGCGATAGTGGACAAACTTCAGCGCAAGGTCCAGGTCATGGTGGCGGCGGTTCACAAACACAAGGCGGACAAGGTGGTACAAATCCACAAGGTGGTTTTGATGCTGGAGGTGACGGTAGTTTCTTACTAGGCGCTAGTCCAACAGCCACAGGTAACGGAATGGGCCGAGGCGGTGGAGGATTTTACGGCGGCGGCGGAGGTGCTGATAGTGGTAGTTCTCAAGCAAGAGCTGGAGGCGGAGGTTCTTCATATTACGGAAATCCAAATGTTTCAAGTGGGTCAACTGAAGGTGGCCATGCTGATAATGGTGAAGCTGGCGGCGCAAGCGATCCAAATTGGTCAGATGGAATAGGTGAAGGTTTAGCTAATAACAAAGGTGAAGATGGTTATGTTTTATTAACAGCAACATCTAATCCTACTACAGTATCAACAACAATAGTTTCAAACGCATTTACATCAAATAGTGTTCCTACAACAAGTAGAATTGTTGTATTTGAAGAAGATATAGCAAGTCCTACTTTAAATACGGACATCATTGCTTCAATTAGTAGAGATGGTGGCACTACATTTACAAATGCTACATTATCAGATTCAGGTTATGTAACAGGTACAAGTGGTCAAAGAATTTTAACAGGACAAGCTACAATTAGCGGTCAACCTAGTGGCCAATCTATGAGATGGAAGTTAGCATTAGCTAATAACGGAGTTAAGATACATGGCGTATCTTTACAATGGTCATAAATAATACATAACACTATATTAATATTAATATAATTTAGGAATTGAAATGGCAAATAAACACAATATCCCTACAAATTGGAAATATGGTCTTCCCAAAAATTATGAATGGGAAGTACACAATTTACACGCATACGCAGAATTAAAAGACAAGGTTGCTAAAGGTGAAAAAACTTTAGCTGACTTACAACAATTTGAACATGATTATAGAGAAGGCGAAGACCAAAGAGAGTGGCGTTGGCGTAGAGAACATATTAT